TATCAATCTCGACGGAACAAAGTTTAGGTGATCTATCACCAACCTTTCCCAATGCTTTGGCAAAAGTAATGCTGCTTCCTCCAGAACCGATTTCAAGAATGGCATTAGCGGCGCCAGAACCAGCCAAGCACCTACAAGCCAAGGTGTACAAAATTCTCCCATAATTCTCCCCCGCCGAAGAGTGATTGATAGAAGCCAAATCGGATTCAGAAAACTGTAACCCCGGAAGATCCAGTAAGGTATCGGCTTCCGTGACGGCAGGAGCACCACGATAGGTACGTTTCTGCGGGAATTTATCTTTCACTTTTGGGTCGGTCATAACACCACCACCACCGCCAGCACAACCAAGAGTATGACCAATACTCCAATAATCCGACCAGTCCACTTGGACTCTTTCAGCCGATCCAATTGCCGATCGCTCCGGGACTCCGTTTTGGATTCCAGTTTCTTCAACTGATCTCTAATCTTCTGTTCGTCCATTGTGCCCCCATCCGACACCAAACATAGAATACGACCTGCCGCGGACCATCACAGGAGTTTTCTCCACGTCCTCGTCATCATAACCACTCAACCAACCAGGAGCATAAAAATCGAACCTTCCCTGCCTGTACTCGTGCCAGCCGCCACCTAATGACTCGAAGACATCAAAATTAACAAGTTGACCCTGAATTGCATACTCGAAAAATGAGAAGGCTGGCGTCGGTGCCAAGAACGATGGCGTTTGTCCGAAATCATGTATAGAAACTCCAATCATACTTTCCCTTGAAGCTCCGGAAACAATTTACGCTCAAGCCCTGTACGCCGCACCGCTTCCACATCCGCCTCATCCTCCATCCGCAACAGCCATCTGCGAACAGCAGGAATCAGCACCAATCCGGTCAACACCATTACCCATCTTTTCCTGTGATGGTTGAGGTGGAAGTGCGCAAGTTCATGTGCGATTACGAACCTCATCAGTGAGGGAGAAGCATGGGCGAAGAAGCGTTTATCGAACACCACCAGATTCAGGAACGGTGAGAACACGGAGTAGCCATATGAATTATTAAGCGTTGTGATGTAGAATCGCACGTTTCTGTCCCGTTCCGCTGTCAGCAACTCTGCGGGCAATCGACCCCATGATATCGGTTCCGCACGTAACAATACCGCATACGGCGCGATCAGATTGAACGCCACCCACAGACCAATAAGTAAATATACCGTTGTCACGCTCGCTCCGCCTCGTAATAATTGTCCACGCCCAACAATTCCTGTAGCCGCTTAATCGTAGTCTCCGCCGATCTGTGCTCAATAAATATTCCGCCCCGCTGCTCCCACGCCTGCTGATGCTGCGCCGCATGGTCATCTATCAGTACCGCGTCCACGCCCGCGTACACAAACTTGGCTGTGTGAAATGTATCCGCTCTGACTACAATCAACGGTACGTCTACACCCAATTCCCGATCACACCAAATTCTTTTCTGCGCTGATCCTCGATCGTAGATATCCGGGGACAACTGAGATAAGATAACTGGGCTGAACGCTTTGATATATTCCCATAACTCTTTTCCATCATCCATCCAGGGCATTGCGTCGAACCCATCCCGTCCGGTTTGATGTACGATCACGCCATCCATGTCCACGAAAAGTTTCATTCTGCCTCATTCACCAGTCGCAACAATTCCATCAATGGCCGCACTGTTTCTGTATCTGCCTTACCACTACCATTTGCCCGCCTAGCCCGTTGCTGCTCTGACATCGCCCGCTGACGCTCTAGATACTTGTTGTGCTCTACTGTTGCTCTAACCGATTCCGTGACCGCCCGCCCGGTGCTATCAAATTGAACCAACCGTGCGCCCTTAGGCGTAGGGGGTAAGTTGAAATCAGTCAAGCCACGGGTCATGTTGTTAGACATTTTTCGCCAGCCTCCTGTCAGGACCGCATCCACCAGCACTGTGTCGCATGTGCTGACACGTGTGGAAATCCTTCTTACTGCCGATCGTGTACTCCGAGTTAGGGTGGCCACACAATTGAAAGATATCTGAATTCTGGTAGTGCACACAGCGGACGCAGCCTGTGATGTTTACTTCTTCTTGCGGCTTCAAATATTGTTGGGGATTCATTCCTCGTCCTCCACCACCCCGTTGCTCAACGTCACATGGCCTTTCAGTTCCGCAAATAACCCCGGGATGTAACCCCACTCACCACCCTTGGGCTGCATGCCCTGTACCGCAATCCGCTGCCTCAGCTCGTCATTACCCTCACCCGCGTCTAGGAACTCGGCTAGCGCCCCTGTACACTCACTGCGGAGCCGTTGTAGCCCCGCGTTCGAGGCTATATCGCGAGACTGGCCTGCTTCATCCACTACGGTGTAGGTCATTTCATCAACCCTTTCAATTCCGCACCCTTAACCGTCCGCATATTGTCCAGCCTGAAACTCCCTACCCCTTCACGGTAATAGTACACAGGTGTCTTGCCACGTGCGTCTATCGCCACCGTGTGCCCGATCATCTCTTTTTTCTTCAGGAATGTATTTTTACGTGCCAAAGAATCCGGATGCATGGTCAGCTTCGGATTCTTGCCACTGAGAAGTGTTTTCACTTCTACCGCATGCTTGCCTGCTATTACATCGAACGGCTCGTGGTCGTCCAAATTCTTGCCGTTGATCAACTTGGCTACGGCTTCTTCATACTTAGCAGCTTTGAGTTGGCGCTCTTTGGTCGCGGGAATGTGGGAATGTTTGGCTTTGGCTGAGCGCTCTGCGATTGATCTCTTTACGGCTTGGGTCGGTGTCTCACCATCTTTGATAAATACCTTGCGGCCACGGACGGTGCGCCAGACTCCGGTCTCATCGTCAATAGCATGATCGTGCACGTCATCTTCCTGCGCCAAAAACTTCGCATCCGCCAGTGACTGTGCGTGTAGTATCTCCTCGTCCGTGATGTACACCTTCGGATCCACTTTGAAATCCGGCGCATGCGACAATTCACCTACTGAAACTGGAACGACAAGCGAACGACAATTGTGAACGACCGCTCCTCCACAGCCGACTATGTAAGATTCGTCGTCTAAAACGGAAATGTTATATAACAAAACACTTCTGCGGAGGGGTCTAACTTCAACGTCGGTCACCGTAACTTCTCCGAATGTATATTCTTTCCGATGGTTCTTTAACAACCTATTCACATCGGACCTTAGTTCGCTGCTGGTTGGCATCTTGTCCCTATAATGAAGAACCTGCCAACCAGCAGCCATCAATTCCGTATCACGCAACGTGTCTTTATCCAAGTTTGTATGCCAATGTCCCCCATCGTACTCGATTACTACTTTATGTTTCAACAAGGCAATATCAGCATATCTAACTGACTTCTGAGTACGAATGGGATGCTCTAGCTTCACCCCACCCAAAAACAAACCACGAGCAAGGTCATATATCCTACGTTGCCGTTTTGATACGTTAATCATAGAGTGATTCGGATGTAATTCTGGATTGTCACGCCACCTCTTCACCAATCTCTTACCGTTTTTTATAGCTGACTCGGGGTTTCTCGATTTGGACATGGGATTAAGTTCCCCACGACGCCCAACAGTTATAGAATGCCAAAATTTCTTACTAGCAAACCGTGCGAGCGAAGATTTTTCTCGAACATCCGGTCTTTGAAATACGTGATCACCGTTCACAGCTTTTTCACGTGTTGCAGCATTTGCAGCAGCTGTGATAGCAAATCTATCACGAGCGCCGGTTCGATATTCAAAACGTACTTGACATTTAATGCTACAATATTTTACTTCTTCGCCATTACCCGAAACATGAAGTAAAGGTGTTGAACATCCTGCACATGGTTTAGTAAGAGCAATGACAGAATCAGATGTGGTTATCTCCTTGGCTGCTTTCCAGCCACTGCTGGTTAGCACGGGGTGGTCTGGGGTGCAAACCAAAGTTTTCCGCAAAGACCGAAACTGCAACTTCACACGCACCACATTCCCACGATACACCTGAGGGGATTGTTTATGATGAACAAAAGTAACAGGGCGAAAACGCCCTTTATGTGTCAACACCAAATCCCCACGATCTATTTTACAAATACTCTTCCATCCTTTTGCAGTAAACACACCTGTGAGACCACTAATGAAACAATTAAAATGATTTGGCGGAATTAATCCTGTTATCGTTATATCCTCTGGCCTAAAAATTCGCTCGTGTAGGTACCGACAGACTGGTGTCGTACGTGAATCAAGAATGGCAGAGTACCGAATCCCATCCAAGAACGGCATCATATCTGGCCGAATGAACGTAGCAATTCTACCTTGATTGTACGCCTCGACCACGTTTGTCCTCACCACGGTTTCCAGTCTGGCTGCGGTGGGCAACTCGCCATCCTTCACCGCCGTCGGGTCACCTAAATATGGGATATACGTTTGGGCTATAGCAGTAATGATCTCACTGGTCGGCGTACCAAACTTAAGGCCATTGATAATCGCCAAACGGATATCCTCAGTCAATCCGCCTAACAATACATCCGCGACCCAGAACGCTTTGGCCCGGAGCCATTTGATTGCGGCTTGTGGGGTGAAGGTGGGAGTCTTGGCATAAG